TTCTCTATCAAGTTTATAAAGACCAATAGGACCGATTGTACCAAGATACATCGAAACCCTTAATCTGATATGCTCAATATCATTAAGATGTTTAATAGCATTGCCCAGATATAATTTCTTTGGATCTTCCGACATATATTTTACTCCTTAATTTGATTATATTTGAAAAGTTTCACATTTATTCCAATCATAAAGATTTTCATATAAAGATCGTATAACTTTTTCTCCGCAATTATATTTGTTTTTAATATCTTTAATCTGAATATTTAAATCGAAGAAAAGGTTATAAAAATCAATAGTATCGATTTTTGTAGATACATTTCGTTGTTTATAAAAATTATAATTTTTACTAATATATTTAAAAGTTTGACATGCTTTTATTGATTTTACTACATTATATTTTAATTTAAGTGTAGTTGAAATCTGTTCTATGGATTTCCCTTTATCAAGTAATTCACAAATTTTTCGAACTTGTTTATCAGATATAGACCTATTATTTACTTGAATTTCATGTTTAAAATGTTTATGATTTCTATCGCTATTTCTCGATCTAGATAACCATCTTAGATTTTCAATTCTATTGTCATTTCTAATACCATTAATATGATCTACAGTTGGATCATCCATATTTTCTGGAGGATTTCCTTTAAAAGTTTTTAATACCAGTTCATGTATACCAAACAAATGACGTTTTTTATCAATAGTCGATCTCAATCCGACTTTTTCATATCCATCTTTATCTATAAATGGCTTAAAAATAGTATTATTACGCAATGAAAATAAGCATCCAGAACAAGAAACTAAATATCTGCTATAACCTGGTATAGAAACTCTTTTATAACATTGATTATCTATATACATTTCATATTTATTGAAACGATTTCTCAAGTTATTAACATTTTTACTATTTCTTTCTAAACTGGTTCTCGGAATACCTAATTTATTCAATTCATACACAGTTTTACCAAGCATCAATAATTCTTTAATATAATTTCCTTTTTTATTATTTGGTAAACCAAAATAAATTTCTTTTATATCATTCATATATTATCATATTATTTTGATATTATTTTTAATACCATTTTTTCCACCAATATTACGTTACGTATCAAACATTCTTTTTTCAATAAGTTTCACAATTTCTTTATCAGAATATTCAGATTTAACATTATTGAAAACTAAATGCTTAAACTTTTCTTCATACATACAATCTATATAGAATTCAAGTTCAACTTTTTCTTTATTTTCTAAAAACGGTTTTTCAGAAAGAATGCATGTAATAGCATAATCAGTTGAATCACAATAAAATGAAACGTATTTCATTATTACTGTAAGAAGTTCAAAATCGATATCAATAAATATTGTATTACTTATAACTTTCTGATTTGAAATAATATAATCAAAGTATCCACGACTCATCATATCGTAAATAGCTTGACCAACTTTATTTAGAAAGTCGTCTGAATTGACCATATTTTTATACTGAAGATAGTTTATCTGATGTATTCCATGACTTCCTACACAATATAAAGAATTAAGATCAGCTGAAATTTTAGCATCTATATCTGTAATCATAATATCTCCAACGACTTATATTTTAATAATTATCACCCATTGCTTTCCAATCATCATCTGTAAAGTTATTATACATTTCAATTGTTTTCTGACGAGCTGCTTCTACTTCTTCTGGTGTCATTATATCATCAAGAAAATCAAGAGATGGATCAAAGCTACTAAAAGTTTCTAATTCAAGTTTATTCATTTTTAATATTTCCTCTTTCATTTATATAATATATATTTAAAAGAAAAATTAAAAAATGAGGGAGGATCTCTCCCTCATAATTGGATTTGTAAACACACTTAAGCTAATTAACAAGATCCTAATCTATCTGCCCACGATTCTGTAAAGAATTCATGATACTTCTTATTTGATATGGTTTTTCCATAAACCTTAGTTACATAGAGTCTGTGATATAAAAAATGGATTAATGAAGTTAATCCTACAAATATTAGATAGAATGGACCAAGTAAAGCCGATTGTACTCTATGACCATTTTCATGTTGAATAGTACTTACTGATAACGTTTCTATAGTATTATAAGAAATACAGATATAAAAACCTAATGAAACTCCAAAATTCTTTATATCACCTGATTCTTTATAATAATAAAAATTAGGTAAACCTAAAGTTCTTAACCAACGAATAAATTTAATTCGCTTACTAGTTGTATAGTTTTGTCTTCCATCATCTGGACAGAAAAGTAATTTATTAAATTTTGGATATCTTGTATAAATAAATCCTACTATATTTTGAGGCAAACACCACAAAAATAAAAAGAATCTAAAAATTTTCAAAAACATTTTAAAGTATTCCTCTCACTTTAATTATATTAATATGTCAAAGAAAAAAAAGAAGGTAATAGAAAAGTATTCGGATTCGAACCAAAATCTCCTCAATAGCCCTTTTCGGGCAGATGAAGCGTTTTACCATTAAACTATACTTTCACGAATATAATATATAACTAAAATAAATTTTATAAATAAAAGATGGGAAATTAATCCCATCTTTTATATTTTTTTCGATTACATATTATTCTGAATCTTTATTTTCTTCAACAGGTTCTTCAGGTTTATCACTCATACCAGTAGATCCAAATCCACCTTCTCCACGTTCGTTTTCGAACTTATCAGGTGAGAATTCAGGAACTACAGTAAAGTTACCTTTACGAATTGGACAGAATGTAATCTGAGCAATTCTTTCGCCAGCTTTAAAAGTAAAGTCTTCATCAGAAAGGTTTGCAAAATTGATAAGGAGTTCGCCACGATAATCAGAATCAATTTCTCCAGGAGCATTAATGATTGTGATTCCCTTAGAACTCATTCCAGATCTAGGAGTAATCCATCCAACTGTTCCTTCATTAGGGATCTTAATTTTTACACCAGTTCGTACACCAGTAAGCATTCCATGTGCAGGAATAGTTCCATCAAAGAGAGCTTTAAGATCTGCTCCAGCAGATTTAGTGGTTTTTCTTTCAGGAAGTTGAAGACTTGTAGCATCTTCAGTAAATACAACTTCTACTACAAACGGTTTACGAATAAAACGACGAGTATTATATCGATGATAAGGTTTACTGTATCTACGCTTATTAAATCTGCGTCTATAAGGACGTTTTCCTTCATACTCTTCAGATTCACATTCATCATCACGTGTTTCAATCGGTTCATTATAATCAATACGACTATAACGTTTTTCGCCCTTCTTTCCTCTAGGATACATCATAATTTTATTTCTCCTTGTTATTTAAAGAATTTTTCTTTGTTTATTTTAGATCTCAGATTCTACTGAGCATCTTTCTCCACATCTACATAATTTGTATAGAAAATATCTGCAAAATATGGTAACTGCATAAAAATATAATTTGTCAAATATCTCCATTCAGCAAGTTTATGATTTCTACGCCAATCACAAATATTTGCAAGAACCTCATAATTCAATTCAACTGTTCTGGTCTGTTCAAAACCAGTCATATTGATTTTACTAAGAATTCTTGTTTTTTCAACATCTGTCAAATTTTCATCATCAAGTACCGATTGATAATACTTGATGTTATTTTCCATAAATTTAATATCTTCTGGACGAAGATCAGCTTTTGAAAAATTATCGATTGAAATAGGATTCTTAGTAATTCTATGCATAGTTGAACATGAATTAGCTATAGTTCCAACTTTATAAGTATCATATTCTTTCCAAAAATCAAATGACGCTGTAATATCCATGTATACAGTAATCATTCTTGCAAATTTACGATGAACTCTACCACCATTAGAAAGATTTTTCATTAACTGAAAATCATTCTGTCCAACTAATACAATATTATCAGTTTTAATTTCAAGGAACTTAAGAAAATCAGAATCAGATGGTCTATGTTTAGAACCTTCAAAATTATCAAAATAATCATTACGAAGAGTTCTAACTAAATACTTATTAGTATAAGGATTATAATTTATTTCATTGTAAATTTTCTGTACATTTTCAGAACCTTCAGGTGTATTAGGATTAGTAAAAGCATAAGCGTAAGTTACATATCCATTACCTTTATCTTTATCAAAAAGAAGTTCGGGTTTATAAAGATTTTTAAAAGTATTGAATTCAGGATCAAAAGGATTGAGATGATTAATAATGATTGAATCTGATCTTTTCCAAGAATCTTTTGGATTTCTCATTCCTCTAATAGCTGGTTCTAAACCAACGATACTAATGTTTTTAACATCCATTATTTATTTCTCCATAATTTTATGCAAATTCAATTTCACCGGTTTTAATTCGGTAAATTCCAAACTGATCAGGTTTGATATCATTCTTAAGAATTTCAGATTCTTCTGTTCTAGAAATATCGAGAATACATCTAATTATTTCATAGATTATAGATTTATTTTTCTCAGTTAAATCATTTTCTGAAATAACAATTCCTACTGTTTCTTTCTGAAAATTTCTAGAAACACTCATAACCTGTTTCTTTCCAATTTGTATATAAGTAATTCCGCCACAGAATACTGTATGAACTATAATATTATTTCCTTTGTAATCAGATTTATCAAAAATAGCCCTAATAGCTTTACCTTCATCAAAAGACATTTCTTTATTTTTATTGTTTTCAATAGCAGTCTTAAAATGTTTAATAAATTTCATTTTACTTAGATTTTTCTCCTCTTCAAAATAAGAATAATTTATATAGATATATGTGAGATATTATAATAATTTAAATATTGGAAGAAGGCTATGCGCCTTCTTCCTTCAATTAAAAAAATTAACTATTCTTGATAGTAGTAGTGATTTTATTGATGAATCCAGAATGAATTAGATCAATGTATTTTTTGATCAAAAGATCATTATAAATACCAATTGAAGCTTCTCCTAAATATACCATATTGATAAATGCTTGAGCAGAATCCAGTGCAAATATAGCATTTTTACCCATTCTATCACAGAATTTCCAAGAAAGTATATCTGCATTAAAAGAATTTTTATCGATAAACTCAAATTCTTCACAAATAATTTCGCAAAATTTATCAATAGGAAATTTAGTATTAAAGTCTACATCCATGAAAGAAAGATCAGAATTAATGTATTTACAAGAGTTATTTACTTCACTTTTATCAACTACAAAATTAGATTTCAACCCTAATTTACAAGCTGTCTCTTTATCAATTCCAAACATATTTTCAAGACAGAAAACAAATGTTAAGAAATGTAATTTATTCTGATCTGCTGATGAAGATGAAATAATAGGGAAAATATTATCAATAATTTTACAAACAATCAAAGCATAAGCATCAGCAATTTTTGTATTAAATTCAGTATTATTAGCTAAATTAGGTTTAGTCATTAATTTATTCTGAATATATGCTACACTCATAAGATGAAAGAATGTTAAATTATTAATATCATAAAATGTAGGAGTATTTTTATCAGTTCCTCCATACATATATTTTCCTTTATATGAAAGATCAGCAAAAGTAACTATTTTATTATCAGCATTAATACTATTAAGATTAAACATAAAATTAGGAATTTTATAATCCAAATGTAAATCTATATTAGTATTCTTAATATCTAAAGATTTAGTCCAATCCATAGGAACTAAAATACCTTTTTCTGTTTCAGATATAATAGTTTCTACTAAAGGATACTTGAGACTTCTAAATTCTTTAATTTTATTAGTAATAAAATCTTTTGGAATTATATAATTATTCCAATTGATCTTTGACAAAGATTTTTCAAAATTATATTTTTTATTTGCATAAGAAAAGAATTTTGAATCAGATAATCTATTAATCATAATATTTCTCCATTGAAAAGTAGTTATATCATAATGTCAAATTGTTGAAAATTGAAAAATTTTTAATAATTTTAAGATATTTTTTTGATTGAAATATAGAGTTCTAAACCCTTTAAAATATCCCCTTTAGTTGATTATATTAAAAGACACTTGGCTGGCCTGTATGGAAACGGAGATTAAAAACTAGTGTTTTTTAATATAATACGTATTTGAAATCTTTTTTGTAAATAAAACATATTATAGAAGAAAGTTGTTAAAAATACCCTATTTTTAAAGTTTTTAGTAAATTTTAAGAAAAATATAAAAATTAGGGGTAATTTTACCCCTAATTTATTTAATCATCTTCATAATCAGATTCATTAATTTGAACTTCCATATCAGAATATTTCTTAGGAGCTGAAGCAGGAGATGATGGACCCCATCCATTAGTAGGATCTCCATCAAGTTTTTCTTCAAGATCAGCGCTATCAGTACTAAGATCTAATCCAAATTCATCATCATATTTTGTATAATCGATACCAGTTACTTCAGAAAGCTTTTTAATATACATGTGTCTAAAATGTTTCTGAAGATGTTCATTATTAATAAGAATTTGTTCACCATTATCATCTTCATAAATAAATTTTTTAGTAGTCACATTAATTCCACCACCATTTTTATCATGAAGCTGACTTCTTTTAATAACTTTAGGATACTCATCTGCAATTTTCTTAGATTGTTCAAGTAAATCATCAGTCATTTCACCAATTCTTTGTCTTTCATTCAATCTATAACCCTGCATAGTAGTTCCATTCATTTCAAGATTCTTCAAAATATCATCTTTATCATTTTCATAATAATCTCTTTCTGCTATATCCTGAAAATGTCTCTGATTTTCTTCAATAGAAAAAGCTTTTTTAGGATCTATACCTTTAGATTTTAATGCTTCATATTCACGAATTTTAATTTCAAATGCGACAATATCTTTCTGTTCAGAAGTTAATTCATCAGCAATACCCATATTCAATTTAAATAAATCTTTATGATTTAAATTATGAACTCTATTAGCAAATGAACTATATTTAGATTTTTCTTCTGGAGTAAGAATATTAATCATTCCAAATTTAGCAGCATATTCATTTCTCATCTTAGCTTCTTGTTCAGCATCAGATGTTTTTAATATATTATTTTGATTCATTTATATAATCTCCTTCCTAATTTTCAAAAGAATAATTAATAGGTTTAATTGATCCATTAAAAGCAGTATATTTTACTTCTAAAGGATATTCCATACCATCAATATCAAATGATAAAGTCATTGATTTTGTATCTAAATCGATTTCATGAGAAATTGTAACAGAAGTTTTCAATTGTCTTTCTATATCAGCTTCGAAATCTTGAATTATAGAACTTGCATCTGATTCTGTATTGAAATCGAATTTATGTAAATGTTGTTTTAAACCTACTTCTGGAAAATATGGTAAATCACCTTTTACTATTGAAAGTCTATTTAAAAGAGTTTCAAATATAGGTGTGTCTTGTATATCTGTATTAGTCTTCTTTATTCTAAATAGTTTACCATTGACATCTAGTCTAAAAGATGGACTAACTGTTACTTGATTAGCCATAAAATAGTAAACCTCCTAACAATATTGATAAATAAAATATATTGATATGTGATTTTTATTAAAAAATACAGATATTTATTGAAAAAATTAATTAAAAATACCCCCATTTAATGATTATATATACAAAAATTACATCTTAATGTGAAATATGCAAGACATGAAAAAAGAGAAAACTAATTTTTTAGATATAATATGTAAATGAAATTTTTTTTGTAACTTAAAACATATTATAGAAGAAAGTTGTTAAAAATAGGGTATTTTTAAAGTTTTTAGTAAATTTTACAAAATTTTCATTTTTCTGTTAATATTTTGATACACTTGACATTCCTATATACTAAATAAATTGAGGTCTATTATGAATGAAAATAAAGAAAATGAAGAAGAAATTAAAGATATTTCTTTTAAAGATAATACAGAAAATCAAGAAGATAAGTCTACAGAAGGATTTAATCCTTTCAAAGGTACTATAAAATATAGATATAATAATAAAAATACAGTTCGTATCTATAGAAATTACAAATGTCTTGATTGTGGTCAAAGATTTGAAAAGTTTGATCAATTACTTAAACACGCTACTCATCAGCATAAGAATCTTATAGGAGATCAAGATCCTTATAAATATCTTTATGAAAAAAGAAATCCTGGACCTTATATTTGTACTATTTGTCATAAACGTGAAAGATCATGGAATGAAAAAACTCATAAATATAATAGAATTTGTGATAATCCTGAATGTATTAAAAAATCAAGAGAAATCTTTTCTAAGAATATGAAAAGAATTTATGGTACAGATAATCTTGCAAAAGATCCAGAATATCAAGCACGAATTGTAGCTAATAGACATATCTCAGGAACTTATAAGTTTAAAGATGGAAATCAGATTGGATATGTTGGTAAATATGAGGAAGATTTCTTAAAACATTGTGAAACTAAATTTGAATTTGATTCTACTGATATTTGTCCAGTACCAGGATCTCTTTACATTCAATATTTTGATCCTACTCTTAATAGAAATCGTTGGTATATTCCTGATTTCTATTTACCTAAATACAATTTAGTAGTAGAAATTAAAGATGCTAGTAAATATCCTATTGAATCAAAGGCTCTTATGACTTTAAAAGAAAATGCTGTAATAAAAGCTAATAAATTCAACTATATCAAGATCGTTGAAAAACGATATAAAGATTTTGATGAATTTATTGAAGCTTTCCATGAAAATAATTATAGTATTGAGAAAAGAGATAGCAAATTTACTATAATTATACCAGAAATTGTATAATAAATTATAATATTAGTACAATATAGTATCACTAGTAAAAATATGGTAGAAATTCTCCATTTCAAAAAAGATTTCAAATATATATTATATTAGTGAATAAGGTATGTAATACCTAAATAAAATTAAAATGTCAGCCGGCTAAATCGTACGTATACTGACATAGAAAAACAAGGAGACCATAATTATGGCAGACGCAACAGGAAAGACAAACGCTTTCACAAAGGTTCTGGGTTATGTAAAGGCTCAGAAGAAACCGCTCGCAATTGGCGGTGGTACAGGACTTGTACTTGGTGCAGGCCTCACTCTTGCAGTTTCTAAGCTCAAGGGAAAGAAAGGTAAGAAATAATAATCTTACCTGACTAAAAAGTGGAGTAGGAGTTTTAATTAACTCTTGCTCCACTTTAAATTTGTATCTTTAATTCTTTCGTTCATTTTGAACTCTTTAGAATTTAGATAATAAATTCTCTCCGATGGGATAGGTGGTTAATTCCACCTATCTCTTTTATTTTTTTGTGAAATTTATTGTGGTAAGAGAAGAAAAATTAATTTACTAAATTTCTTTCAAATATATATTATATTAATGAAGGAGGATTATCAATGTTTATAAATAATCAATTTCAGATTTTATCTGAGCATACTCTTTGGGTTATTGATGAAAATCAATGTCCGCAACGTTGTAGTATAGATTATAATAACATGGAAGTCATTAGAGTTTTATTTCCAGATGGTTCAACAAGAGATTATCCTATTGAGGATGAAGTTACTATGGTTCCACCACTTGGATTAGTTTTCTTTAAGAAAGAAGAAGATGCCGCTAGATTCGCAGATATTATTGATACAGATGAAGGACTTGATATTGTAACATTTAATGTTGAGCAATCATCTAGAAGAAGTTCTTATAATGAAAGTTTTTCTGGAACTATGAAAGAAGGAATTTATTGTATTCCATATTTTGATGAATCTTTATCTGATTGGACTTGGTTAAGAGATATCAGATATATTGATTCAAATATGAAGATCAAAGAACCTATACCAGTTAATGAAACTCAAAAAGAAAAATTTGTTCAATATATGACTATGCATGATGTTGAAACAAATACAGATTTTAATCATGAACGATTGTTATTTGAAGTAGTATGTGAAGATGGAAAGACTTATATAAATCATTTCATAATCCGTGAATCTAAGGAGTCTCATTATCCTATTTATGTATCACGAAATTATCAGTTTCCTGTTTTCTGCGATTATTATAAAGCATGGTTTTATCGTGATTCTATAAGGCACGGTGGAAAACCTAATGATTATATTCGTGAAGAACAAAGAAGTCTTTGTGTGAATATAAATAAACATAATGAAAAAGAATCTAGACATGAACTTATCAAAAAGATTGCTGGAATTCTTGGAGATTATGCTTGGTCTCATGCAAATGAAATTCTTGGTTTTATCAAAGATAAAAGGAAAAAGAAGGATAAGAAATGATTTATAGATAAATACTGGGAGAAATCTCCCAGTATTTATTTTTTTTAACTTAATCTTGCCTGTAAAGTTGCAATTTGAGAATCAATAGTAGCTAATGAATCAGAAATCGTATTTACTTTGGTTACAATATTATTATCACTGAACTCGGTATTAATATCTTTAGCAGAATCTTCAAGAGATACAAAACTAGAAAGAGCAATATATGCTTTTTCCAACATTGTTTGTGTTTTTTCAAGTTGTGATGAAACTGAATCTAATGAATTATCTGTAATTTCAGTCATATTAAATTCTACTTTTTCTTTTGATTGATTATAAGCATTATTCAGAGCTGTTTCAATAACAGAAATAACCTTTTCTTTTGTAATACTATCCATAGTATCAAAATTCTTAAACTTGAAATTTAGTTTGAAAGTATAATCTTCGTTAAGTTTCTGAGTCTTTTCGCTATCGATAATATCATCCCAAAGAACGATGTGCTCTCCAGTAAGTTTCCATTCACCATTATCACATTCAATAACACCACAATCATAATAAATTTGTGATTTAAGATATTCTACAGTATCACCAGTTGATTCAATAAATTTTTCATTAATAGCAATGTTTTCAATCATTGATTGATACTGTGAAGCACGATCATAATTAATATATCCGAGTACTCTAATCTGTTTATTTTCAATATAATTAGAGTTTGTGTATACAATGTATGATTTATTAATATTAAGTTTCATAAAATTAAAACACTCCTTTATAATTATAATATAAGAAATATATAGATTTGTCTTTGTTTGAATAGTGAAGAAATATACATATTATATTATTGAGGGAAATATGGAGGCCCTTAAATATGGATAACTTGAATGAAAAAGAAATGCTCGAACGTGAATCAGATCCAGAAGCTATGCGCGAATTAGCTGTAAAAGAACTGGAAACATTAAATCACGAAGAGTATGAAAAATGGTTTACTGATACTGTTAATTGGTGGGACACAAACATGACTGCAATTTTATCAGTATTCGAGAAATCATATCCTGAATATTATGATTATTGTCTAAATGAAAATAATCAGGATATGAAACGTATTGATGGATTTACAGATGGAATTGATCTGTTGATATCAATGCAAGAAGCTGCAAAAAATGGTAGAGATCTGTACATTCTTTCAATGCAGCGTGAATATGTTAACAAAGCAATTGAAAGAATGAAACAGATGCTAAACTAAAAGGAGGATACCAATATGAAACTGACATGGGTGGAAAGGGTAAAGTTTTATTATTGGCAGTTGAAAATCAAGAAATACGAAAACAAATATCTTGATAATATCAAACTGTGGTCTAATAAGAAACGCAGTAAGTAATTTTAATTAATAAAGAGTATAGATAAAATTTCTGTACTCTTTATTTTTTATTTCGATTATATATTATATTAGTGGAGGAAAGTAATAATATGGGAAAAGCTTCTAGAAAAAAGAGAGAAAATAAAATTGTTGGTATGTATTCACTTACGGATCCAGTTGTAACAAAATTTCTTAATGAACCTATAAAAAGAGGTTCTAGAGAATATAAAGAAGAAACTACAGATTTAATAGTAAGTGGTAGAATAAACACCGCTACTTCTAAAAATAAGAAAATATTTGAAATGATGTTAAATCCTAAACAAAGTTCTATAGCTATTGATATGCTCACATCAGGAATATTTGATGTATTAAGATCAGATTTTTCAAGAGCTATTCAGTTAGGGGATTATGAAACTGTATTCATTGATGATCCGAAATTATTCAAACTTTTATCTACTTCAAAAGTTCCAGATATAGATATTCGTGAATTTATTATGGAAAATAATATTCCACATCTTGTTATGCCTTTTGAACAGTATGTAAAAGATTATTTCGGTTTCAATAATGTACTTACAGCTTTACCATTCATTTCGATGTATAAAGATTCTGGTGAAATGATAATGGATGAAGATCATACAGAAATAGACTATTTAGTTAAAAACTGTACAGTTCATATTCTTTCATTGTTGTTTTATGTACCTAGAGAATGTAGTGAATATGTAATTAAAGTTCAGCTTAAGTTTGTTTATGATGAAACTAAGAAAAAGTTTGTTTTCTTTCATACAACAGATGGAGAAGAACAACCAGATTCTGTAGCATCAGATATTCAAATGAATGCTGGAATGGATAGCATTTACATTGAAACGGTTCTTGAAATTATGGATCAGGGAAAAGTTGATCTTGCTCTTAGTGTTTTACCTTGTAAAGGTATTACAGAGAGATTAAGAGGAACTAAAGATGGAAAGGATATTTATTTAGGTGATAAACTTACTAAATATTCTACTATATCGAAAATGGTTAATACTTTATTGATTAACTATATTTTGTATAAATCTTCATTTCCTGAATTTGTGGTTGAAGGTTTGCCCCAGCATAAACTTATAAATCAAAACGCTAAGAGAATTAATATATCTCCTGATATCTCTGATTCTCTTGATGAGGATGGTATTAATCTTAAAGATTATAAGAATAAAGTCTGTCCTCATTATAGACGTGGATATTTCAGAGTTCTTCAGTCTGAAAAGTTTACTAATAAACGCTTTCAAACTGTATGGGTGAAACCAACATTTATTCATAAAGAACAATTTACTTCTATTAATACTGCTTTAAACAAATAAACTAAGAAAGGGCATAAAGCCCTTTCTTTTTTTTTATAAAATTTGTTTTAAATATGTATAATACTATATGAAGGAGTCCAATATAATGGAAAAATATAATTATACTATTAATTATGGTAATATTAAATATTGTAATGCTTCTGATGGTCCAGGAGTAAGAGTTTCTATTTATTTCTCTGGTTGTAATGTACATTGTCCAGGTTGTCATAATGAAATTGCTTGGGATTTTAATTACGGTAATAAATTTACTAATGAAACACTTGATGAAGTTGTAGCTAATTTGAAACAAAGTTTTTATACAGGTTTATCTATTCTTGGTGGAGAACCTCTTGATCCTAGAAATAGAAAAGATGTATTTCATATTATTGAAGAAGTTCATAATAGAGCTCATAAATCAATTTGGTTATGGACTAGTTATACATTTGAAGAACTATTGGAAAAAGAAATTATTCCGATTAATATTCTTAAAATGATTGATGTTATTGTTGATGGTAAATTTATTATGGATAAACGAGATATTAGACTTTTTTATAGAGGTTCTAGTAATCAACGCGTAATTGATGTACAGAAATCTTTAGAAGAACAAAAAATAATAAAAATTGTAATTCCAGAGGAGAAATAAAAATGAGTATATTAGAAACTGTCATAACAATGATTCTTGTTTGTATTTTTACGTTTTTAGTTTATTCGTTAGGATATAATGAAGCTCATAAACGTATTACTAAAGGATATGATAAATTCTTTAAACATATCTTCTATATCGCTATTAAAGAAGAATGGTCTTTAAAAGAACTTCATGACCGAATTTATGATTATTATACTGGTAGAAATCCTTCACCAACTTGTATAGCAAAAGACTGTGTTCCAAATGGTTCAGAAGATTGTATAGATTGTGGATACAATGTATTATCAAAAAGAAATATTAATAAAAAAGAGGAAAAAGAAAATGAATAATATTTTGAATATTATTGTAGATTTTATGAATTCATTTACAGGAACTATTATCTTAACATTTGTTTGGATTGTAGCTTTAATCATTTTTGTAGCAACATGCTGTATTCCACGAAAAAAGAAATTTTCTGATGAATTCAATGAAGAATTAACCAATGGTATTGTTGAAAGACTACGACTTGAAAACTTTATGGATGAAGAAACTATTAATAAATTTGAAAGAGGTTTCAGAAGAGCTTTTAAAAAGAATAAGAAATGGAATAAAGCTTTGAATAAACATCATAAAGAACTTAAAAAGAAATATGATAAACTTGGAAAAGAATATACAAAATCTATAGGTTCTGCTGAATATTATAATTCTGAAAAAGTTGACCCTAATTTCACTTTTAGATTTAGATACACAAAAAGAAATCTAAGAAATGAAATTTTATGGACTATGATTTGTGATGAAAAACATAGAAATCCAGAAAATGATAAATATATAAAAATTGTATTAGATAAAGTTAAATATAGAGCGGATAATAGTTTAGTACTAAGTTTACTAAATTATTTTACGAGATAGAAAATAAATTTCATTTATATATTCTATCTATGAAAAACAGGATGTAAAATGAATATTTTATGTATAGCAGATATCCATTTTGGTAAACTCAATGATGACGATCGACTTTATAAAGAGTTGAAAGATAATTTTATTGAGTATGCTAAAAAGGTTAAGCCTGAATTGATTGTATTATGTGGAGATGCTTATGATTCTCGACAATTAATCAATTCAGCAGCAAATATTAATTTTAATAAGTTTATCGATGATTGTAGAGATATTGGCTCTGATATTATTGTACTTGAAGGTACAGAATCACATGATAGATATCAAATTAATGCTCTTCTACATTATCAATCAGAACATTTCTTTATTGTTAATTCTGTTACAAAACTTAATCTTTTAGGAATGAAATTTCTTATTCTTCCTGAAGAATATGTAAGAGATGAACACTATTATGATGAATATATAAATGATAAATATGATTTCATATTTGGTCATGGTATGTCATCTCATACTGGTTTTGCTGATGGCTCTAGTGAAGAAATAGTTAAAAAACCTTATATCTGGGATGCTAAGAAACTAGAAAAGATCTGTAAATATTATACAGTATTTGGTCATATTCATATTCATTCAGAATACCATAATTTTATTTATTGTGGTTCTTTTAGTAGATTGAATTTTGGCGAATCTGAACCAAAAGGATTTATTCATATTACTATTGATGAAAAGGGTAATTCTAGTTGGAAACACATTGAAAATAAAGATGCTCCAACAATGATTGATGTTTTAGAATCTGATCTTCCAGATGATCTTGAAAATCTTCTTAATTCTATGAGAGGATATCAAGAAAATAATGATTATGTAAGATTTGTAATTGATCAGGATAAAGATGATAAACTAAATACAATTAAAGGTTTTGTGAAGAATCATGAAACTACTTGTATTAAACTTAAAAAAGTTAAGAAAGTAGATGAAGAAATTACTCAGGATATCGAAGAAGAACAAAAACTATTGAATGATAAGATTGATAAATATCAAAATTTATCATTTATAGAAATTACTCAGAAGATTGCTGAAGATGAATATCATGAGAAGTTTTCTCAGGAAGAAATAAATACTGTTTTAAATACACAGTTATAAAAACGAGGTTCTAAATGCTATTATATATTAATAATAAAGCTCTTGATGGTGAAATCGCTAGTGATATGTTTTATACAGATCATTCAAATGATCCAAAATCACAAGTAAAAAATTCATTATTAGTTGGTATTGGGATATTTGTTAATGACTTTCTGACGAATGCTCATACAAAAGAAATTACAAAAGAAAACAAAGTTTATAATAATATAAGAACTATGTTTTCTTATATTGATCACTTTTGTATTAGTAATTATTTTCTTTATAATAATCCTGATGGAACACTTAGAGCTGTAAAACCTGTGGATCTTAAAAGTGAATCATATTCAGATCCTAATACAGGATTGTTTAATGAAATGGTTGTACGAAATGATGAAAGATCCGATGCTCTATCAAAATTTTATGAATCAAAACGTGTAAATATTCAAATCTTTAATTTTAAAGGTATTACTATTCAGGAAATTAATGTTGATGAAAACTCTGATCTGCTAGGATATAAAGTTAATCTTCAATTCCAATACAATAAAGAAACTGGAGAAATGACAACTTATCTTTATAATATTGAACCTATATTAAGAGAAGGATCAACTTTAGAAACAGATCCAAAAGAACTCTATAGATCGATATTGAAGTTATTTGACCATATTGAAGTATCATTTGATCTTCATTGTATGTAAAATCTTATGTAATTTGAATATATTTATATAAAATCTCTGTTTTTAAAATCATTTTCAAATACATATTATATGAGTGAATTAAGGAGTAAAGTATGGTAGAAGAAGAACCATTTGACATCGGAGGAACAGCTATTGATCCTCAAGACATATTATCTGATGATCTTATCTGTAAAATTAAGGGTCTTAATCCTGATTTAGGTGTACCTGGTAAAGATCCATTCTATGAACGTTATGCTGCTCATAGAGATGAGATTGAAAATGCTGAACTTATTGTTATTGATGCTAATGCTCTTAATAGAAGTTCTATTATGAATCTTGATCTCTCAGGAGATACAAGTGGAATTGATGAACTTGCTTCTGATTACTTCCAGTTGAGAGAAGATACTCTTGAACCTGCATTTGGTGACGAGTTTGATTATTTTGACTGTGAAGAAGGAAATTCTGATGAAGGATTTAGTGAATTCTCTGCATGGGGTGAAACTGAATACTCAGAATATTCTGATGGAGCTTATGCTTAATTAAATATTGTATGTGTGGTATAGAGATGAGAGTATGAATCGTAGTACGTAATAAATATCTTTACCCGTTACAGTAAAGGTTGAAAAATTCGGAGCCAGCCTGAAGAAATGATAAAAAATATGAGAAGTCATGAGCTCATATTCAAAGTATTCAGGTAGGAACAGACATGCGTGACTAGATTTGTTCAGGTTCGATAGGAGTGTAAATCCCTATATGATTCTTCCCTCTATATTGTTGCATAAAGGTTTTGGTAGTTGAATGGGTGTAACGTGCTGCCTTAACCATCCTTTTTATGGTTTAGTTGAAACTGATTAATTTCAGTTTTGGGTGATTATTATAACAGATTCTACGATATTTCTTTTTATCATACATCCACTCTCGTTTGTTTTTATGATAAATATGAACCTTATTAATGATCTGGTTCGATTCCAGGCTAAACCGCTATAGTTTATCTCGAAGTTTAAATAAATTCGCTAGTTTTCCCCTCCCACCCACTAGTGAATTGATAGGCTTAGGTGCTTGATGGGAATTTCGAGATTTACTAGAATGCTCAGGGTCATTCCCTGAGCATATCTTTTTATTTTTTCACATCTCTATATAGGAAATAATTTTCATGAGTAGAATTGTATACGAGTATTATTTTGATATAACATTCAACGTTACTAGTAGAGGTATAAAATTTAAACCTTATCAATTAGTTTCTTTTACAAAACATTGTGATTATTTTGATAGTTTTATTCCTTCTTATGAACTTATTTGTAAGATGAGTGATAAATATACAAACGTTTTAAGATTATTTGATAAAGAGATTACAGTATTCATTAAGAAATATCGTAAATCTGGTGCTTCTAGAGAAAAATATGAAAACTCTGAATTAGTGTCAGAGCAGGAATATGCCGTTTATTATGATAAAGAAGATATTCCTAATTTTATGAATACTGAAAAAACTGTTTCTCCAGATATGGTAAAATGGGATGATTATAAATTAGATTCTCCTGGTACATTATCACAACATACTATAAAATTTAATCTTCTTCTTAAGAACGATCTTAAAATGAAGACAATGATTCATAACTATGTATTAGGTAGTGAAAATTCTCCATGTGCACCAATTGATGCTGTAATGTTTGTTATTGAACAGAATCCTTATGTAAAGAAATGTATTATTGATGCTCCTGATAATACTGGAGAATATTCTGACCTTATAGTTGAAGCTGGAGAATTGAAAGATGCTATAAAGAATATTCAGTTTAATTATGGTATTTATTCAAAAGGACTTCAGTTATTCTTTGACGATGATATTCTTTATGTATTAAACAAGTGCTCTAGTTCACATTCTGCACAAAAAGATGAAATTAATACTATTAGTATTAAGATTAATGAAAGAACTGATAAAGCTGATGCTAAAGAATATGTAAACGTAGATTCTGATAAGAAAATAATTTATTATGAAAGACGCAGTAAATTATATAAAGAAGACTATGAATCTATTGAAGGTATTCTTAATGGTAATAAATTTGTTTATAGTAACTTTAGTTCAGTAATAAATTCTGCTTTTAGTTCTGATGGAAAAGGTACATTTATTTCACCATTACAAGAAGTAGAAAAACCTAGACCTAGTAGAATTGATGTTGGTACAAAAAAGATAGTTGATTACGACATGTTGAATAATCCATTTAACATGAGTTCATTTATGCATGAGAAATCCATAGGTGTTCCTATTACATTTGGTCTTGAAGCTATAAATACTGAACACTTTAGACCAAATATGGTAATTAATATCACAACAGATACAGCAGAATCAAATAAACTTTATAAAGGTTTATATAATATTAAGTCTGCAGATTTTTCTTATACAGTATTAGGACGTCCAGGTAAATTCTTTAATGCTTATGCTTCAGCTGCTATTACTCTTTGTAATAAAACTGAAGGATATGATAAAGATTATGAACCTAAAGCTGAATAATAAAGAATGGGTCATTTCGACCCATTCTTATATTTTATTTTTTCTCAATTTCAAAGATTTGTGAATAATTTGAATCTGTATAATTGCTGATAGTACAATATTTTTCAGAATCATTAATAACAACTGGTTGATGTTGAATATCCAAAACATTCATTTTGTAAATAATTTTAGACTTTTGTGCTGATTCTATAGCTTTTGTATAAGCAAAATATACATAATCAGGAGAAAGATTATTCAATGTAAATTTAATAGGTGTATTTGAATTGAAATGTAATTCTGGTGTAGAATTAGTCCCAATAAAGTCTACGGTATTTATATTCATATAGAATTCTTGATCTTCAAGATTAAGAATAAAATTTTTATCTGTTTCAGAAGATTCTGTAGTAAACATAATGATACCAGACATTGAACTCTTAACAGTAAATATAGATTCACTATTTTTGAAACTCACTTTAGCTTTAGAGAAGATAGTTATACTTAAACATTCTATTTCTACATTATCACACATGAAAGTTGTACCATTGAATGTTGGTTTATAACCTGCAATATGGTAATTATCAACTTTAAGTTTACAACTATTATCATAGAATGTAAAATCTTCTTCTCCAACCATTGTAGAGTTATTGATCTCAACAGTTTTAGCAACTAATTCGAGATCATTCATAACAATCTTACCAATAGTTTCATTTTCATTATCTATTGTAAGTTTACCAATATTCCAAGATCCACCATTGATAGAAATGTTAGGACTTGAGATCTTAACTTCACCATCTACGTTGAAAGTAATATTATTAAGAGAAATTTTTACAATATCACAAATTTCAAAGTCACCAGTAGAAGTAAATGTACATTCATTGTAATTGAATTTTGTTACTTTAGAATTTTCATCTTTTTCTACCATAACTACATTATTACTAAGAGTACACTTAGAGATATAGACTTTTTTGATCTCGGTATTAACTACTTTACAGATAATAATATTTCTACCAGATTCATTATTGAGAATTGTATCGTAAACATTGAGTGATCTTTCTAGTGAGTCATCATCATTATGTAAGAATTTTACAACAGCTGCTCCATCTAGAAGCATACATTTATCACCTAATGTATATTGAATATCATGTAAGTTTACAGTTCCTACTCTATCTACTTGAATAAATGAGCCTTTATCTACTTCATTTACAAGACGTCTAAGTCTCATCAAAGAGAATTTAGTTATATTATCAAGATAAAGAATATTTCCATATTTTACTTCGTCTTCTATATCTATCGAAGCAATATTAACTTTTTCAAATCCTCTAATTTCAATTCTAGCTTGTTCATTATCATCAAGAATTTCTTCACCAAAGATATTTATAACTGCGAAGTTAATCTTACCATTCATGAATTGTTCTTGAGTTTTACTAGAATTTAAAACTGAGAATTGAACTGTTGAATACAATCTAAGTCTTGAACCTTTAAATGTATTTCCTACTATTAAGTTAAATACACTAGAAGTTTTACTTTTATTATAAACATCGATTGTAAGATCTACTGCTTTAAAATCATTTACATAAATAGTAGTTTCACCATCTATAAACCAATTACCAGATTTAACTTCGATAGATTCTAGTTGATTATATTCACGTTTACTAGTTCGCCATCCACCAGCGAATCCAAGTTCAAGATAAATCTTTTTACAAGATGTGAAAATAGAATTCATAGTTTCTTCTTCAAACAAAATTTCATAAGAAGGAGAAGCTGAATAGAATTTAAATTCATTGTAATCTTTTCTTGCAGCACAATAATCTCTAATAGCTATATTAAAGTCTTTAAGCTGCATTTCATCATCTGTACAGGTAAACTTTATAGTTTGAGATTCATCAAAATCATATTTCTTTCTGAATATTGGAAGATAAGTTGTTTCTAGCATAGTAGAAGTACTTTCTTCTATATCTGATTCTGATTTATAATACACTACAATAATATCTTTACTGGTTGTTGTAAATAAATAATACCTAAAATTAAATGGTATCTTTTTCAGTAATTCCATAGACTTATGCCATTCCTCCACTATTCTTGAACTTATCAATCATTCTATAATCATTTTCATTTAAACCTAATTCATCAGGATTAAGTTTGTCTAACTTATCCATTCCTTTATTACTATTTCTTTCTGCTACAGTTGAAGTAGTAATATCTGGTTTTTGTCTTGTAAGTTCAGAAATAAGATCTTTCATGAGTAATTCTGCATTAGAATTATTCTTTTCATCCTTCTTCATGTTTTCACGTTTGAATTCAAGATCCTTCACCGTTTTCTTTACATTTGTACGTTCTTTGATAATCTGAACCTGATTTCCCCTTACATCATTAAGAACTTTACCAAGTTCAGCTATATCTCTATATGGAGAACTAGAACCAAACATAGCTTTACCATCAAGCCTTTCAAGATTCTTTTCCATGCCCCTATGTACTTCATTATACAATTTTTCATTTTCTTCAAATTGTTCATTAAGAAGATCTATTTCTTCTCCAAAGTATTCTTCTATATCAGAGGTATATTGTTTCTTTTCGTTATTAATACGCATGAATTTCTCCTAGATTTTAGTATATAGATTTGTCACCCATAAAGTAATAATTATTGAAAAAAAATAAAGACTAGGAAACTAATCTTAGTCTTTATTTATGCTTTGTTTTACTTCTTCTTTTTCTTGAAAGCATAGATGAGATGTGAGCAACCATTTGTTACAAGATTAATAGCACCCGCAGCTGTAGATACGATTAGAATATCTCTAAACATATCTTCAACAGGTTTCTTATCTAACCTTTTCTCAACTTTAATTTTACCATTTGGATCTCTTGAGGTTTTCTTCTCATAGCGATAAAATGGTAAATCATAGCTTTCTACAGTGACATCGATTTTGTCAGTACCTTCATACTCTGAATAATTTGTGGTCTTTTTAAGGTCCATTATTCTATTACCTCCTATTATATAATATATACTTATAAATTAATTTATTTTTCAAAATATTATTATATATGGGAATTACATTAAATAAAGAGCAGCTTGAGTCTATTCGTAAGATGATTACATGGTATTACAAAGACTCATATAAAAAACACTGGTTTGTACAAGTAGGTGGTGCAGGTACAGGAAAAAGTACTATTGTAAATATAGCTATTAAAATGCTTGGTATTCCTATTAATAATGTAATATTTTGTACATTAACAGGAAAAGCATCATTAGTACTTCGTATTAAAGGAAATCCATCTAATACAATCCATAAAACCTTTTATTCAGTATTTAAAACAAGGAACTCATTTGGTTTTCATCTTAAGAAACATATTGATCCTACAATTAAATTAATTGTAGTAGATGAAGCAGCTATGGTTCCTCAACCTATGGTAGAAGATATTCTTAGTTTTGGTGTACCTACTTTATTCTTAGGAGATTCTAATCAGTTACCACCAATATTTGGTGCTAATAAGATTATGCTTCCTGAGAATGCTGATGGTAGATTAACAGTACCTATGAGACAAACAGATTCATCTGGTATTCTTGATTTAGCTGATAAAGCTATTAAAGGTGAAGAAATACCTTTCGGTCAATATAAAGCTTCTAAAGTAGTAAGATTACAAGATGTGATAGATGATTTATACAAATATGATATGATTCTTACTTATTCTAATGCTACTAGACGTTTAGTAAATAAAGTTGTTAGAAATCAACTAGGTTTTACCTCAATTTATCCTCAAAAAGGCGATAAATTACTCTGTTTACTCAATAATTATCGATATTGTATAGATTATGATGATATACCTATTTATCTCATTAATGGATTAGTAGGATATGCTGATAATGATTATAATAACATCAATTATCAAAATATGAATGTATGTAATTTCAAATTTAGACCTGAATTTATACAAGATAATAGTTTTGATGTTAAATGCTACATGGAAATATTTGAGCAATATAATAAAGATATTAAAAAAGATCCTTTTATTAGTGAATTATATGATGAAAATATAGATGAAGACTCTTTAGGCGATATAGGTATGATTGATTTTGGCTATGGGCTGACCGTACACAAATCACAAGGTTCAGAAGCAAAGAATGTTATAGTTTTAGCAAGTGATTTTAAAGGTCCTCCTGACGTTTATAATAAATGGTTATATACGGCAGTAACTCGTGCAAAAGAGTCTATAACTATAGCATATGATGTATAAAAATAGTTATAGGGATTTAATCCCTATAACTTTTTTCGTTCAAACGTTTTTTTAGTTATATATTATATTAATGAAAGAAGGTTTTTGATAAATCTTCTAAAATTCAATTTTTCTAGGAAGGAAAACCTATTAAAAACCAGGAGTATAATATATGCAGCGCATAGTTATTACAGAAGAAATGAGAGATTCTGATTTCGGCTTCGAATTTGGAATTGGTTTCGAAAATGAGATGAGCTTTAAAAACTCAATAGTCTCAAGAGTACATCAGATTAAAAGACAGGCTCTTTTAAATAAGAACACTTTTAAAGATGGTACTGAAATTGACTTTGAGAATAAGTTTGATGCTTTATTCTCAGTTTCACCAGAATATAAGGTTGGAAGATACCTTATAATGTTTCAGAGAGACTATATTCTTGGAAAAACAAAGTTTGGTGAAGAGTATTGTGCTTGTACATTATTTAGAAATGGACACATTGCTAAAGCGAGTACAATTGTAATAAATGGAATCACACAGAGACATTATATCATCGAATGTGATGCTGTTTATGGTCGGTGGCAAGGAATTCCTTATAAAAGGGATCCTAAGCATTCTTATATTGGACATCCTAAAATCTAAAAGGAGGGATAAACAATTATGGAATTTGAGGAAATGAGTAAGGATGAATTGATTCTTGCCAATAAAAGACTCTATGCTCGTTTAAAGAAAGTAGAACGAGATAAAAAAGAAACAGAAAAGAGAGATAACTTATTGGAAAAGGGTTCTACTATTAAAATAAAGAACCTTGTTTTTAAACCAGGTAAAACTCCTCTTTTAGGTTTAATTGAAGATATAACTACTGAAAGAAAACCCGAATCTGGAGAATTATATGGTTTTAGACCAATAATAAGAAACTCTTTATGGAAAGCTTGGATCTCTAAGTTTGAATATCCTAGATATTTCAAAGAATTCAAACCTAAATCCAAGATGGTTGTAATTGTGAATAAACAAGCATTTGAAGTAATGACTTTTAATGGTAGTGAAATGGAACAGAAATTTGAAAGTATAGGGAACAAAGAACTTCCTGCATTTACTTTCATTATTAATCGAGTAAGAGATGATACGCTCATTTCTAAAGATTATAGAGTTTCTGATATTCCATTATCTAATAGTGGTTACGGAGCTTGTTATTTTAACTAAAATTATTTATAAGAGGAAGGATTTACTCCTTCCTCTTTATTTTTAAGGAGATACTTTTTATGAAAACTCTTGAAGAATTTGAGAAATTTATTATTAATGAGACCAAAAAAAAGCAAGAAAAGAAAGACTTGAAAAATATAATCTTTTTATGGACTATATAAAAGAACTTTTAGATATCATTTTTGATGAAAATACTATCGAATGTTTAAACTCATATAATCGTGAATTTGGAACACAATTTCATGTTGATACATGTTCAGTTATTTATAAACACCGTATTTGTATAAAATATTCGTTTGCAAAATTATCAGATCATATAGCATTTAATAAAACATTCATGTCTATTGATAGAGAAAACAAAATTACGAGTGTTATACCTGGATTTTCTGATGATGAAATATGTAAATTTTTCGATAAAGAATTTAAGTATTTTTATAACGAATTTTTACAAATTCCTGTATTGAAGCTTGATAGCGGTTATTCTGATTCTAAAGTTTATCTTATTCGAGAAATAGTTAAACAAATTAATTCTGATATTTATCGGATGTATTCTAAAAACATGAACCAGTTTTATTTTACTGAAGAGAAATTCTTGAAATCAGAATATGCTATGAAGTTTGATGAAACTGAAGAAAATGTTAATAAGGTGTGTGATATTATGAGAAAATATTATGAAAAACTAAAAGACACACCTATACTTTAAGATAAACTTTAGAAAAAAAAACTAAAAGAAGAGGGATTGGTTCCCTCTTCTTTTTTTTTAATATTTCATAAGAGTTTCTATATTAATTCTTTTTTCTACTGGAATATGTAGTATTTCATTTATATTATAGATAGAATTGTCTTTTATTATATGTTTCCAGCTATCCATAATTATTTGAATCATCTGACTATAAAGTTGATTATTTAGATTATATTCTAATGATTTTAATCTCTTTTCTAAGCTTTTCAGTTTACTAAACATCTTAAGAATCAAAAGTTTTGTTCGAATACTATTATAATCTTTATCAGGATTTTCTTTTATGTATTTCAACATAACATCATTCAATCTTACTTTCTTATTAATTTTAATTTCATCAAGTATAATATAAACAGGCATAAGATTTAAAATATTGTTTATGTACATGAACTCTATATCAGGCATAAAATCAGATTTAAAGTTTTCAAATCCGTATAAGTAAATTTTATATTCATCAAATCTAAAAATATGATAATTCTTAGTTAACTTATAAATCAATTCATTTTTATCATTCTTTCCCATTTCTAAGAAAATATTCTTTTCTTTATTTCCTTTGGTAATAAGAATTGTACGAATTAAATTATATTTAAGAAAGAATCCTTGATCTTCAGTTTCATAATAACAGATATACAATCTAGGAATCATAGATATTAATCTAGTAATTCTTCTCAGCATTTTATCAAGTTCTTTATTCTTACTATATTTTTTCTTATTCAGAAATATATAGTAGAAACTAATACAATCACAATGTTTATAGAAATAGTTTTTATAATGAGCTATTAAATTGAGAAATTCTGTTAAGAAATCTTTTGTCATTTCTTCAGTAATTTCCATATCTTTAGTGTTGTAGAAATCTATAGTATAAAGATATTTTCCCATTAAATAATCTAAATCTATATTAAAATAAACAGTTTTCTTTCCTTTTGGATCAAATCTAAAGTAGTTATTCATATCAATATACTTCATTTTATGTATATTGAACATCATGCTTACATTACCATTCATTTTATGTAAAACCTCATAAATATTATATATAATTATTAAGTTTTTTATTAACTAGTATATATAATAACTTTATTTTTATTGGAAATGTTAGAATTATGGAAAAATTAAATATTGATGATTTTAAATATTATATTAGTGTAGTAAATAAAGAAAATTTCTTTAAAATACCGGATTTATCATCCAGTATTAAACCTTATTATCCTGATTTCTTTGATTGGTTGCAGACTACTGCTAAAAATAGGAATTGTGTAGTTTTAAAATATAAAGATCAGTTTATTGGTTATATTATTTATAAACCTGTTAAAATAACTGAAGATCAATATAATACTTTTACAGTAGTTGATAAAGTATTTAAGATTTGCTCTATTTTTATTTCAGAACCTTATAGAAAACAACATCTTGGTAAGTTCATGATGGTTTATTTATTGAAATCTATTGAATCATTTGATGGTATTTATGTAACAGTAAAGAACAAACCTGAATTAAAATATGTAAAAGAATTCTTAACTAAGAAATTTGGTTTTGAGAAAGTTGTAAATATCCTAAAATGAAAGAAAAGAATGAATCTGTTTATGTTTATAAATCGAACAATCCTGTTGATATAAATGAAACAAAAATTGTTTGATTTATATATTATAAATTTGATTCCGCTAAGGAGAAGTAAACTATGTATGAAAATATAAAAGACTTTAAGAAACTTCTTGATAAACTTAAGAAGATTTGTACAGCAGCTACTAAATTTAATCTTAATTCACCATGTCTTCTTCAGTTAGTTAGAGTAAATGGTGAATATGAGTGGGTTCTTACACATAATCCAGATAATGGAGATAATTTTGATTCATTTAAGATTTTCTCAACAGTAACAAGAGATAATTTCATCATTACAGAAGAAGATGAAGATTGTTTTAAAACTGGTGATGATAGAACTTCTATTCCTCTTATTCTTTCTACTTTTGACTTTATTAATAAGAAAATGAATGTTTCTTATTCAGAGAATCTTAAGTTCTATAATGATCAGAGATATGATATTGGACTTGATTCTTATTATATCTTTCCAAAGTTTATACTCAAAGCTATTAAAGAAGAGAAAATTGAAGCAGTTAGTGTAAGTCCAAGATATTATGAAAATGGAAAAGGAACTTTTAACTTTAATATAATCATTAGAGAAGATAAAAGATTTAACTATAATACACTTTTCATTTATAATGAACAGCGACTAGATAGACTTTATAATCTTTATATCCTACCATTTGAATATACTAATAAACTTAATGATTTGTATTTGAATCATAATAATGATTGTGTTTCTTATATTATCCTTGATCCAAAAGAATGGGAAAATACATTTGAAAAGAATAAGTATGTAAGCGGTATCCATATCGAAGGAGCTAATCATCAGGATATTCTTATTTATCATAATGACTTCTTGCAGAAAAAGATTTCTAATGGTATTATTACTAAGAAATATGAATCAGCCGTAAATGATTTCAAGAATAATAATATCGTAAGTTTATATTTCAATATCGAGTTGAATAATGGTATATACGAATACTTTAAATACAAATATTATGAATATGGGAGATTTTAATAGATATGAGTAAAAGTCTTCTTCAAACACTTTATCTTAAGGCTAGATGGGTAAAAGATCCACAGGCACAACCTGGTCAGTTTGATATGATGAAACTGTCAGATGATGCACTGATTATGGTTATAAAAGATGATGAAACTAATTCTTCTGAAATTAAAATCATAGAAAGACCAACTATTGAGTTTTATACTATAAAAGATCCCGATAGTTGTAAACCTTATAACGAAATGTATATCAAGAAAGATCTTGTTGATACACACGTTGTAGAGTTTTCAAAACGAGATGCTGAGATTTGTAAGTATCTCGGTATTTATGATGAATATCAGAATCTTAAAAGAGAAGCTAATAAACGTCATTTTGATTTTGAAGATTCTAAAAGAGCAAGAGACAACTTTAAGAATTTTATGAATGAGAAGGTTTATAAGAGTCCTCTCATTTATGGTGCTGATGTTGGTATTGAAGAATATTATAGAACTAAGTTCATGCTTGAACATGGTGATAAAACTCCAAAAGTTCTTAATATAAGCTTCTACGATATCGAGACCTATATCTATCATTTTAAGACACAGGTTGATCAGAATAATCCAGAAGCACCGATTAATATTATTACATATTACAATTCAAAATATAAACACTTCTATTGTCTTATTCTCAATATTGAAGAGATTAAAGATATTGAATTTGTAAAAGCTAATCTCTCATCTTATATTCAGGAATATATTCTTGAAGATTTTAAAGATGATCCAGAGATTAAACTTAATTTTGAGTTTTATGATTCTGAAATACTTCTTATTAAAAGATTTCATGAACTTATTAATAAAGATAAACCTGACTTTGCACTTGCATGGAACGATAATTATGATAAAAAATATATTATGGGACGTGAAAGAATTCATGGACTTAATATAGCTCAGGAATGGTGTCATCCTGATATTCCAGAGCAATATCGTCAAATGAACTTCGTAGAAGATGGTCAGAGAAAAGAAAAAGGATTTAATCCTGGAGCTAAGAATAAGAAACATCATTCTAGACTTTGGGATAAAACTCTTGTATCTGGTTATACACTTTATTTTGACCAGATGTCTCTTTTCAGTAATCTTCGTAAAAGAAACATTGAAAACTCTTATAAACTTGATGCAATTGCAGAAAAGATTATTCATGCAAATAAAGTTGATCTTCATGAATTTGGACTTACAATTCGTAATGCTCCATTTAAAGATTTTAAAACATTCCTTAAATATTCATGCCGTGATACTCGACTTATTAGTCTTATTGAAGATAAAGATAAAGATCTTCAGAACTATATATCACTTACAGAAAACAGCGATATCTGGGCTGGTGTAAATGTTAGTATTGTTATTAAGAATGCTTTCTATAAACGTTTCTGTGAAAACAGATATGTTATTGGAAACACTGTAGATTATGGTGTTAAAGAAAGCATTGATGGTGCTCTTGTACAAGATCCTTTGTTAGTAGATGCTCCATCTGTTGAAATTAATGGCAAGAAAACAAAACTTTTCCGTAATGTTGTAGACTGGGATGCTAAATCACTTTATCCATCCTTAATGTGTCAACACAAGATTGGAAAAGAGAATCAGAGATATCGTATTCTTAATATAACTGACATCAATGGTAAATTCATTATGACTGGACAGGATTTTAATCAATTCTTACAGACTCAGGATGTATCTATTATTGAACTCTGTAATCAGTTATATGGTTTACCTCATATTAATGAAATTCTTAGTGATTTCGAAAGATGTATCTTCAAAGCTTGTGGAAATGAATATTATGGAGACAGGTTAAGTGATATTGAACTTGAGAATATTAAGAAAATGGAGAAAGCTTCATAGATCATGGAAATAAAAGATAACCCAAACCAATATGTAACAAAAGATGGAATTGTTAAGAATAAGCCTATTAACAAAGCTCATAAAGTGAGAATTGATCCTAGGCTAGATGCTGAATTTGGTAGGTTTGTATCTTTTCTTAGGAAGTTCACTGATGGATTTCCTAATGAAAAGATTGAAAAATATTTTGATGAATATATTGAAAGAATGAGAAATATCAAAGAATATACATTAAATCATAATTCTGAATGGAAAGGAGAAGACGATGATCAATAAACTTCAGTATTCTGTTAATTGTCTAAATGGACTTATTGCTACCGCTGCACCTAATGTAGAAGAGGTTACAGAATCTCTTCAGGATATGAAGAATAGAAACGAATATATTATTAAATCTTTAGCTCAGGAACTTGCTATTAAACTTATTGATATTCTTTATACTGATGATAAAGATGATCATATTTCTATGAAACCTGTATTTGATACTTATGGTCAAGGAATAGAAGTTTCTTGGACAGGAACTGTAAAAGAAGAAAATTCTACAAAGTTTGCAAAAACTTTTAAAGCTATTCAAACTCTTAATTTTATGGATTTCTATCAGCACTTTAATTCTAGTGAATACATTAGAGATTCAATCTCGTTATTCACAGATGAATTTAAAAGTAAAATCTTGAAACTTGAAGATACTTATTTACCAGGTGATGAACTTGATTTTTATAAACAAGTTGTAGAACTTCTTGAACTCGAAGATAAAGAGTATGAACTTATGGTTTCTAGACAGGAAATCGTACAACCAGTAAATACTTTAAAAGATTCTCTTTCTAATATAGAAATCTTTAAAAATGATCCTAAAAAGCTTGAATTAGTAATAAATGAGGCTAAAACTAAAGAAAATCAGACTATAGTTATTGATAAAATAACTATTTATAAAAAGACTTTTCTTTGGTAGTTGAACTCCGGTGATGTGTTAAAATACCTCATGAAATTTTAGAACATAAATATTAGACGGGTTTTTAGCCCGTCTTTTCTTTTATTTTTAAATAGAGATAAAAAGTGTTTCTTTAATTTTAGTGACCCTTATTTTAATCATATAAAAATATCACCTCTCTAACAAGACAATGTATCAATAAAATTAGACTCTGGAAATCTGGAGAATAAGATTTAGGATACAAAATTCAAATCAAAAATTTTATAAAACTTTAAGGGGTTAATTAAAGTTATGAATATTATTAAACGAAATGGTTCTGAAGTTCCATTTGATCCAAACAAAATTGTTGTTGCTGTTTCTAAAGCTAATACTTCTGTTAGTGAACAAGATAGGATTAGTGATATTCAGATTAAGCATATTAGTGAGATTATTGAATCGAAAGTTAAAACTTCACAGTTTGCTATTAATGTAGAAGATATTCAGGATATGGTTGAATCTGAGATTGATAAACTCGGAGCATTTAATCTTGTTAAATCCTACATTCTTTACAGATATAAACATACTCAGAATCGTGAACTTTCCACACTTGAATCAACGATTCTTTCAATGATTCAAAATGCTAATGAAGATTTAAAACAGGAAAATTCAAATAAGGATGTAAGAATTCTTTCTACTCAACGTGATTATGCTGCTGGTGAAGTTTCTAAAATGGTAGCAGACCATGTTGTATTTTCAGATGAATTAATAAAGTTACATAATGAAGGTATTATTCATATTCATGATCGAGATTATAGAGGTTTTAAATCAACTAACTGTTGTTTAGTTAATCTCGACGATATGCTTCAAAATGGTACTATTATTACAGATACAAAAATTGATAAGCCTCATTTATTTAGTACGGCTTGTAATATTGCTACACAGATTATGGCTCAGGTTGCTAGTGGACAGTATGGTGGAAGTTCATATAATATATATCACTTGGCAAAATTTGTTGATGTTTCTCGTCAGAGATTTATTAAAGAAACTAGAGAGTTCTTAACATCAGCCGGTCTTACATTTACAGAAGATCAAGTAAAAGAAATTGCAGAAAAGAGAACAAAAGAAGATATAAAACGTGGAGTTCAGACTATGCAGTATCAGATTCTTACTCTGATGACAACCAACGGTTAACGTATTGGCCGCCTTGTATAGTAATATACAAGTGAAAAGTGTGTGAACCTAGAAATCTAGGGTGTCTTATTTTAAATAAGGCTAACGGTGAACTCATAATTTCAAAAGTAATTTATTACAGGTATTATATAAAGAGGAATTTATTATGCTTGTATATAAAATTACTAATGAAATAAATAAAAAAGTCTATGTAGGTCAAACTATACAATCTTTAAATGAACGAATTCATGGATATAAAGATGAGATGTATAGAACTGAAAGAATTCGACCTATTATAGCAGCGATGAAAAAATATGGTTTTGAAAAATTCCATTTTGAGATACTTAAAGATAATATTACGACCAAAGAAGAATTGGATAAATCTGAAATTAAATATATTCAGAAGTTCAAATCTACAAATAAAAAATATGGTTATAATATTGAAAATGGTGGAAACTCTGTTGGAAAACATTCAGTGGAAACTAAAAGAAAAATAAGTGAAGCTCAAAAAGGAAATAAAAATCATATGTATGGTAAAAAAGGAAAAGATAATAAAACATCTAGAGCTGTCATAGATTTGACAACAGATATAATTTATGAATCTGCTATGATGGCTGCTGAAAAATTAAATTTAAATTTTTCGCATATATGTGCTTCTGCTAGAGGAACTAGAGGTAGTACAGGTGGACATATTTTTAGATATATTTTTGGAGCATTCGATTTAATAGAGAAGCTCGAAAATAATTCTAAAATAAAGTCTACAAAGGATGTTGAATCTGTTTTACCACAATATCGCACGTTACTATGACAATACCGTGCTAAGCTCTATTTTATATAGAGAAAGTGTAACGACTATCGAAAGGAGTAGTATCCGAGTAGAGTAGATTTGATGTGAAATTCATCATTTCGAAGTGCACACCATCCATTGAAAAATTATGGATGAAGAGATAGTCTATATACAGGAATAAAACATAAGCCTGTAGGAGATAGCAAACTCCTTTTGTGTCTTTATTCATGTGGATTAATGAAGCAGAGACACCAGAATTGAAACATGACTATGCTATGGTTATAGAAGAAATTCTTAATCAGCGTATTCAGGGAATTAAGAATAAAGATGGTGTTTGGATTGCACCTACCTTTCCAAAATTGCTTTTTGTTCTCACTGAGAACAATATTAGTGAAGGTACAGAATTCTACTATTTAACAAAACTTGCTGCTAAATGTACAAGTAA